TAAATCTGATTGCGCTTCTACAACGGCTAGATTTCTATTGTACTCTGGCCGTAGCAAGCCATTAACAAACCTAACACTGGTTTCAAAATCCATACCATCAAGAGTTTCTTCTCCGCTCAGTATGCCCTCAATAGTTTGACGCTGTTCATCAAGGGGCTTTTGATAAAACTCAAAAAGCGATCTTTCTTTTATGGCTTTGTTTCTGGTGTTGTCAGCCCAGGTATCTATAAGCTCTTGCTTTGTTCCTAAACCCTGGAGAGTTTCAACCGCGCTTGCAATATCAAGATCTATCTCATCTATTGTGTAGCCAGGAACGGTGGCGTTTCCGATAATAAACTCGGCCTCATTGGCGCTGACTGCATTTTGCTTAACCTTACGGTTTTTTAACTGCTCACCAGCGTAAAACTTAGAGTAACGCATCTCTGCCTTACCGGCAGTTTCTTGAAGCCTGGCGCGCAACACACCGGCAGATACTGGATCAATATCCGACAACGCCGCCGGGAAACCATCAGTAACGTCTTTTAACTGGCTCTGTACTGCGGAGAAGGATGTTTTGTTTATCTGAGCGGTGTCCAGGATCTTGGTAATCTCTAGCTCGGCCTCGCTCTGTACTTCCGCAACAGCCACCCGATTAGCTGCCTCATATGCCGCTGTCTCTTCTATGCCTCTAGGCCCGCCCTGTTGCCGCATAGCTTCGAGAATAGGCTGCGCACCCTCAGTGCGTAAACGCTCGACCCCGCGCTTCTCGGCCTCCTGAGCGGCTGTCTTGTATAAGAACTCTGACATTTGATCGAAAGACCTGGAGATAGCCGTTCCGACATTTGCCTGTTCTCTAAACCCGGCAAAATCTATGCTTTGAGGCTGTCTCGCCTTAACGCCTAATCTTTGATATCTTGGAAGCCTAGCCATTTATAATTGTCCAACTCGATAAATACCTGTGGCGATTGTTCCAGCCGCGCCATACATTGCAGCCCGGCGAGCATTTTCACCGGCCATCCGATATTGGTGAGCTTGCGTTGCGGCCTGACCTTCAGCAAGCAGTGCATTATCTGCCGCTGTATTCTTTTCTCGAATACCTTCAGACATAGCAAATTGCTGAATAACAGCCGCAGATCCAGACGTTGCATCAACACCGCCAGCCGCCGCTCGAGCAATAACCGCAGCTAAGTTTTCATTAAGGTTTCTTAAAACATTGGCGCTTTGCTGCTTGTATGCGATTGCCTCAGATCTGCCACGCATTTCCGCCTGGGCCGCTTGCGCATTATATTGTCTTTGCCTGGCGGCTCCAGCTTCCATCTGGCCAGCTGCGCTAATAACAGTTGATGCAACCGATGCGAATGCTGCTATTTGTCCCATATCAAGACCCCACGCTTAATTTATATTCAAGACCCAAAACTGTCATAGATAAAGGAACAGTTTGGCCGATTGTGATCTGACCAGTTGCACTATAGCCAAGAATGCCATGCGCAGTTTTTACTCCGGTGAATGGTTGCACCGCGCTATCAAGGACATTTTCGCCAAAATTTCTAAAGGAAATTTGCTTGCCGTTAATAGTAAGATCTTTAGTTTCGTTCAGAATAGCATCGACCTGGACAATTCTTTTTTTCAAGCCCTGGACAGATCCAGAAGCCAGAACTGGCTCAGTCGGCATTGTTTTGGCCTGGACGGTATAGTTTAACCCAACTTGAAAATCAGATGTAGCGGGAGAAACAAAAGTAATTGTTGCGGCATTTTGAGGAACTACCTGATCCGGGTCTACAACTCCATCGCGCACGATTGAGACAGTCTTACCATCGCCATGACCAATTTCTCTTAGATGATCCATATTAATAGAATTTGCTGGCGCACCCGGAGTAATATTGGTGCGAAGCGTAGCGCTATCTAAAGTAATGCTAGAGTTAAATTTCTCTAACATATAATTTACAATGCCGCTAATTGTACGTTTTACAATTACATAAACATCTGCAATTTCCACGGCCACAGCAATAAAGTCACCGTCCGTTGTAAACGAACTAGGCGCGATTACATTCTGTCCAACCAGGATAGAATACACAGACATTGACCCATCATCGCCATTTACAACGAACAATGTATCCGCCTCATCAGTGGACGTTGTTCTACGCGCTGCCAGGTCAATCGGATTTTTAATTAAGTGCGAAGAAAGCACAGATATTTGTTGGATCTGATAAGATGCAGTACCGCTGCCATATTGCATGGCATTGAGAGATTTACCCTGGCGCTGAACAAATACTGACGCCCCGTTTAAATCTTCGATCGGCACACCTGGCTTCGAGCCCAGGCGCGTTTGTGGGCGTATTAAAAAATTATTGGGCGTAATCGGAGTATCTTCAGATTGAATAACAACGAACTCACCACCTGTTGAAAAGATCCGCATATCCGCACCAGCAACAACATTAACAATATTGTTAAGCTGATTTGTGTTAATTGTAGCTTCAACGCTTTCATCATCCAATCCAGTGCCAGGATCAAAGTTAAAGTAATCAATTACCCTAGAGCCCCAAATGGTGTTGGGCCTAGATTTAGACCCACCAAAATATAACCGACCTTCATGGAATGTAGCCGATCGAGGCCAGCCCCTGGTATTTGACCATACATCTTCATATCCATGCTCGCTTTCCCAATCACCAGCAACCACCGCATTTGTGTCAAAAAAGGGAACTTCGACTACAGCCTTCATAACCGTTGCGCTTACAAACTCGATATATCGGGCTCTACCAAAAGTGCTAACAACCTGGAGATATTCACCAACAGCTGATGGAGCATAAGCCTCAACCTTATATGCCGTAGTGTTATCAGGCTGAGTATCCCATGCTGGATAGACCGTAAGAACCTTTGTGGATGCAACATAGTCCTCAACGTGCCGCGTTTGCCCGGATCCTGTTCCAGACGTTAAGGTAATGAACATTCCATTCGGATCATCATCAGATGTAAAGCTGGAAGATGATTTCAAGGTGATGGTATCACTGCCGCCAGCCTGGGCTGTGCCGGTGTCAGTAGTTACGCTTGATGCCGTAATAGTTACATTGCCCTCAGTCGCGCTGGGCGTAATGTCGAAGTTAGGCTGGTGCGTATCAAAAGCATAAGCATATTGAGGAATATTGCTGAGAGGTAAGTTTTCGAGCGTCCAAGATGTATCTGTGTTTCTTACAAGCCGTTTTGTTTGCAGATCTTCATGGCAAAGAATTAGAGTATCTACCGCTTGAGTATATTCAAGCTCATCAAGCATTGCCGCCGTAATCGATGCTGCCGCAATATATGGGTTTCCAGTGCCATTTATGTTTGCTTGCAACTCACCATCTTTAAAAACATAAATACGCCCAACCACAAAAACCAACATATAGCTATCGGCAACGCTAAACTCAAAAGGCACTAATTTAAAATCAGTGAATGATGCGTCAAAGTTATAAATAAACTCTAGGCCATCCCTGCGCCTTATGCCGCCCTGGGGCTGCACCAAAACATTAGTCGCTTCCTCGAGCGCGTTTTGATATTGCTGCAAGTCAGTCCTGGCGCGCAGCAAAGGATCCAGTTCCCCGACCGAGAAATTTGTCTGAAACTGAGTAACCCGCATTTAATACCTCGCCTGGATAAGTGCGTAATCCTCTACAATTTGCGTTGCCTGGCCCCGAGCATCAATATTCATTGCCTCGCGCATCATACCGCCACGACCGTTTTCAATCGGAGAGCCATAGACCTGGCCGCGAAAGTAATCAGCTTTAGATGCCTGGTCAGTCACAACGATCGCTAATTCTGAGGCCAATGCAGTGCGCAGCAAACGCACAAAGTAATTCGGCATTTTACTCTCAGAAATGGTTGCCTGGTAATCTATATAAGCAGTTTCTAGGTTTGTATAAACCTGATCGCCATAAACTTCCCAGCCATATCTTAGAGGCCGCTCAGTCGTGCCGCTCGTTTCAAATATAGCCAAAACACCTGACAACATATCACCAGGCATTTGATACGCATATTTCCACTCATTAGTGGGTGCTGTTGATAGTCGAGCCAGCTGCTCTTTCTTTAATGTCCACGACCATTGGTAAGTGGAAAGCAAAGTATTTTTTAAATCTGGATAAAGTCGATCACAGGCCTGGGCGCTATCAGTTCCCTCTGTAAACGACGAAAGGGGCGCAGCCCCTAAGAGGATTAAAGCATCCGAACAAATTGATAGATCCGTATCACCCGCAGCCATTACAACCCTCCAATGTTAGTGAGGGCCGGTTTCCCGGCCCCCCTGGGAGATTAATCACCATCTGTGCTGGCAAGTGTTGTGCCATCATTGACATCAACAACGCCAGAAGCGTTTGACAAAACATAAACAAGCGTTGCAACTGCAGTTCCGCCTGTGGATGTTAAGCAATAGATAAGATCCCCGACCGCCAGAGTATCTGACAAATCGTTGAAATATCCCGCAGTGTTTACTGTCGCAATGGTGTCAGTGCTGCTGTAAGAGTAAACAGCTGGAGCATTGCCCCGTTTGCTAGCACCGATTGTTGCGAAGCCGGTAGTAGAAAAAGCCATGTGTCAGCCCCCTTATTCAGTACAGCTAATTTTAACAATGCCTTCGTCATCAATGGCAACTGAGCCAGCTGAGAACATTGAACTTACAAGGAACGATGTTTTCTCTGGAATGTAGTTTACCTCTGATTTCTGAGACATACTTTCCGCATAACCCATGCTGTCCTGATGCCAGGCGAAGCAAGTCCGGGTTGATGGTTTAGGAACGCCGCCTTCATCACGATCACCCATTGTGATAATGTTGAAGCCCATGAATGAATTGATTTCACCGCGAACCAAAGCTTTTACTGTTGCGAAGTCAGCTGAAGTTACTTCAGTCTCACCAAGCAATGCGTCAAGCTGCGAAGAGTGCATTAACAAATGACG